GTGGGCGCAGGTGGCAGTGGACGCGCCTCGAAGGCCGAAGCTCCAGCCCCGCCGGGCATGTCCCCGGCAGGACGACTTCGCGCGAGACAACAGGCCCAGCAGGATATCGCGGATCGCCGCAGGTTCGATTTTCGGAACTAGGGGGTAATATGGACGGCACTAGTCTTACAGCCCAGCAGTTGCAAGAGTCCGTCGCGCTGAGCCAGAAGCGCGTGCAGAACTTTCGTAAAGCCCGCACGATGTTCATCCGACAATTCGTCGGGCAATACTACGACGCGCAGGCAGGTACGATCGGCACAGAGCCGTTGAACCTGATCTTCAACGCCATCCGTGTCTTGGTACCGAATATCGTGTTCAATTTTCCGAAGCACGTAGTGACAACGCCGTTTTTGGCGCAGCGCGAGTACGGCAATATGCTGGGGCTCGCGTTGTCGCAGCAAGACAAGCAGTTGAAGATTCGCGACCTGTACCGACGCGCCATTGTGGACGCCCTGTTTACGATGGGCATCAGCAAGACTGGCATCGCCGACTCTGGGTCGGCCATTTATTTTGACGAAGACGACCAAATCGACCCCGGAACCGTGTATACGGAACTCGTAGACTTTGATAATTTCCTGTTCGACCCAGCGGCGCGTCGGCTTGAAGACGCTCTGTATCTCGGGGATCGCATGTGCGTTCCCCGGCAGGGGCTCTTAGAATCAGGGCTGTATGACAACGCCCTCATCGAAAAATTGCCGCGTGCGTATAGCCCGGAGCGCGGGGAAAAACGAGTAGAGTCACTGTCGATGCGCAGCGTCAGTCCTGAAGAAACCGGCGCGCTGGAAGATATGGTGGAAATTGCAGAACTGTGGGTACCACGCGCGCAAGCGCTCGTGACTGTTCCCGCGTGTGAAGGGTACAGCGCAGACGACTATCTACGAGTCACGGATTTCAACGGCCCGAATAGCGGCCCGTACTCATTCCTGCGGTTCACGCCGCCCGTGCCAAACAACCCGCTTCCAGTCGCGCTCGTCGGCATATGGTACGATTTGCACGTCATGGCGAATCGCATGACGCACAAGATCATGACACAGGCCGACCGTCAGAAAGACGTGATCGGGTATAAGCGCTCTGCTGCTGACGACGCGCAGGAGGCGCTGGACGCGCGCGACGGTGAAGCAGTAGCGATGGACGACCCCGAAGGCGTCAAGACATTTTCATTTGGCGGGCAGCAGCGCTCGAACGAAGCGCACATTGACCAGCTACAGAGTTGGTTCAACATGATGGCAGCTAACCCGCAGGGTGTCGGCGGCGTGTCGATGGACGCAGGATCGGCTACTGAGGCTTCCATCCTCCAGAACAATGCGAGCGTGACGCTGGAAGACATGAAAGACGCGGTATACCAATTCTCCGCCGAGGAAGCCGGAAAGCGTGCGTGGTACTTGCACACGGATCCGTTGCTTGAGGTGCCGCTGACGCGCCGCGTCAAAACGCCGGGCATCGTCATTCAGACGCCCGCAGGGCCGATGATGCAGCCCGCAGAAGAACAAGAAGTACAGGTCATGCTGACGCCCGAAGCGCGCAGCGGCGACTTCCTCGCGTTTACGTTTTCAATCGAGCCCGAGTCGATGGGGCGCGTGGACTCTGCCAAGCGTCAGCAGGCCGCAATGGAGTTCGCGGTCAAGGTGATTCCGGCGGCTGCACAGGCGGCGCAGGTTTGCATGCAGATGGGCGTGCCGTTTAGCTTTGCACGATTTGTGTCGCGTATGGCCGAGCAGGCCGGAATTACGTGGATGGATGAAGTGTTCCAAGACCCCGAGTTCCAGCAGCGCATGATGATGCTCCAGATGCGCGGCCCGCAGGCAGACGGATCGAAGGGGACCACCACCCCAGCCGCTATAGGTGGCGGCATGAGTGGCATTATGCAGAACGGGCAACCCCCCGGCGTCGGTGCGGTCATGGATCCCGCAACGCAAGCACGTTCGGATCAACAGATGGGGGCCGCAGCCGGTCAGGCGGCGCTCCCGAATCGGAGTGCGTACTGATGCCGATCTACGTATACCAATACACAGACACGCAAGGCGGGGGATTTGAGGAATTTCAGCATATGCGGGAGGCTCCGCTCGAAATACACGAGGGTCGCCCATGCCGACGCGCCGTCACGCGGCCCTCCGAGGCCGGGTCAAAGTTCGGAGAGGGGAACGACCGCAAGCCGATCGAGATGATGTCGATCGCGCTTGACACGCATGAGGATATATCCGATTTCCGAAAACGCAACCCCGGCGTAGAAATTTCTAGCGACATTCGGAGCCCGAAGTTCGGGATTCCCATCGCCACGTCTCGTTCAGAGAAACTCCGCATCTTGAAAAACGAAGGGTTTGAAGAGCGGGGCCGATAAAATTGGGCAGATTGGACGCTGGCGTACGTCGGCGTCTTGGTGTATAATGTAGGCTACGGCGCGCACCTACCCCTATCGTGTGATAGGCAGCTTGCGCCCGTCAAGGAACCGTACAATGGCAGATCAAACCCCTAACGATACCGCAGTGGATACTAGCCCGGCGGTGAGTACGGATGTCGGCGAAGGAGTCAGTACGAGCGTCGCAGAGGCGTCGCCGCGTGCTGAGGCTACCTTTGACCGGTCAGCCCTCGAAGCGAAGACCGCCGCCCGGTTGGCGGCTTTGGGTTCTGACGCCTCAGAAGCGGGGGAATCTGAAGAGGGGTTAGCCCGCGACCGCGACACGGAAGATGTTTCACCAGCGGGTGAAATCGACAAAGAGACTTCGGCACCGGCGAAGCAGCCTCCAGCCCCAGCGGCTGGGCCTACCCTTCCCGACGCAATCCGACGCTCTCTGCATGCGTACGAATGGAGTGATGAGGATATCGACGATGGTTTCAAGGCGAATCCCGCCGGATTCCTGACGTTTGCCCAGAAGATGCACAACTCGCGCACAAACGAGTTGAAGCAGTGGGCGAATATCGGGCGGCAAGCTGCGCAGCGCGCGCAAGCTGGACCGGTCGAATCCCCGTCGGCAACGGTTCCAATGGCCCCTGCAAATTCCGGGTTCCAGCCGATCGACATCGACGGACTGGTAAAGGAATTCGGCAATGAAGAGTTAGTTCGCCAGATTGCATCGCCCGTCAACACTGTGATCGAGCAGATCAACTCAATCTTCCCCGACCTACAGAAAGGCGTCGAAGAGATCCGCGCCGCTCGTTTGCAGACCGTCAGCACACAGATTGAATCGTTTTTTACCGGCGAACCACTGAAGGCATTCGCCGATTTCTACGGTGTCCGGGCTACCGCCACCGAAGATCAGATGGGAAATCGTGCGCAAGTGTTGCAGACTGCCGACGCTCTTCGTACAGGCGCGGCGTATCAAGGGCGGGATTTGTCAGTCGAAGAATCGCTGGCGCTGGCACATGACTTGGTGAGCGCGGAATTCCATAAACAGGTCGTTCGCAAAGAAGTGCGTGCGCAGGTGCAGCGACGCTCGAATGGCCTGTCTGTGAAACCGCAGGGCAGCGCACCCGCGAAAACCGGCCCGGCGGCGTCGCGGAATCAGTTAGAGCAGAACGTCAAGGACCGTTTGAACAAAGTATTCCAAAGCTAATAAACCACAACGCAACGCAGTGGGGGTACACGTATGTCAGTAAGTAATGACCAACTCGCCGATCTGATCGCAACTACACTCGCCGATTTGCCGCAGGGCGAATACGAGGTCATGTGGGACGATCAGAATTACGAATTTGCCGAAATCTACCACGAGAGCCGCCGACAGATCGACGGTGGTACAAGCATCCAGCGCAACGTCGTGTTCGATGAGACCGGCAACGCGCGGTATCGCCGCATGTACGACACCGACAACCCGGCAGTGCAGAACGTCCACACGCAGATCAACGTGCCGTGGTGTCAGATCGGCTCCCATTTCTCGTGGGACAAGTTGGAGATTCTCCGCAACAAGAATTCTGAGAAGGGCTTCATCAACCTGATGGAGACCCGTCGCATGGACGGCTACTGGAGCCTCGCGAATCTGATCGAAGAGCGCGGCTGGAAGACTCCGACTTCGCCCACCGACAACAAGAACCCCTACGGCGTTCCGTATTACCTCAACATGCTCAACGCGGGCGACGTGACCGCCGGGTTCCGGGGTCAGACCATTCGGTATCAGGATGGATCAACTGGTACGGTCTGCGCGGGCGTGGACGCCGCAACCGAGGCCAAGTGGCGCAACTACGCGGACGTGTACACCCGCGTCGATAACTCGTTCCTGCGGAAGCTGCGGCGCGCTTTCATCTCGACGCGATTCCGCACGCCCCGTGGCGTGAAGGGGCCGGGTATGGACAAGCCCGGTCGCTCGGTCAAGCTGTATACCAATCTCGACATGAACATCGAGTTGCAGGATCTCGCTGATAAGCGCGACGACAGCAACACCTCGAAGGATCTGGCCGGTAAGCAGCTTGTCGATGTCGAAGGCACCGTGTACTTCAACCGCCGTCCGATTGTGTACATCCCCCAGCTTGACGGCGTGACCTACAACCCCCTGTACTGCGTGGACTGGAGCAAGATTCAGCCCATCGTGCAGGACGGCTACTGGATGTTGGAGAGCGAGCCGATGACGGATCGCAGCCAGCACACCACATTCACGGTGTTCATCGACGGTTCCCACCAGAACCTGTGCATCAACCGCCGCACGGCTGGCTTCGTGCTGCACGAAGCTATCCCGGCCTAATACAGTTCCGGGGTGACGTGCGTACGATTTTGACTCGCATTTTTAGGAGATTGAAAAATGGCAACTCGTGTGACTTACGGGGAACCGGGCGCAAATCGCGAACCGTCCCCCTCATTGTGGAAGGACTGCCCGCAGGACGCGCTTACGCGCGACGGCACTGGATACTTTATCCACGCCGATTTCCTCGGTGCGCCGCTTGTCACTTCCACGATCACGTCGGCCCTTCTGGGTCGGCTGAGCGTGGCTCCGGGCTTCTCGATCGACGGTGACGATGATACCGTCATCACTATGAAGACCGCCGAACTCGGCGGGTACATTGACTTGGAAACTGACGGTGACGACAATGACGCCGTGGCGATTTTCACGGAACCGTTCGGCAGGGTGGAGATCGGCTCGGGCAAGAAGCTCTGGCTTGAAGCGCGGTTTGAGATCGGTGCTGTGGCCGATCAGGGCTTGTTCTTCGGTCTGGTCGAAGACGCGGGCGCAAGCCGCGACGTGGTTGCGGACAACGCGGGCGCGTTGATCGGAGAGTCGCTGATCGGTTTCCAGATTCTGGCCGATGACACGAACGGCGTGGACGCAGTGTTCAAGCTGAACGCGGGCACGGCGGTCGAGATGCGCAGCGATATCACGAACCTCAACACTCCGGCTGCCCTGACTGCCTTTGCTGTGGCAGCCGACACGGAGTTCAAGCTCGGACTCAAGTTCGATGGTGACGAAAGCATCGAACTGTACGTCAACGGCGTCAAAGTGTTCGTCTACACCATCACCCCGGCGACGTTCCCCGTCAATGTCAACATGGGCGCTATTTTTGCGCTCAAGACTGGCTCCGCCGCCGCTCAGTCTGTCGCTATCGACTGGATTCGCGGTGCTTATCAGGCAGACTGATCAGTTCTGATCTACAGCCTACCATGGGCGAAAGCGCATGGTAGTTTTTATGGCAACCTCTGCTCTCACATTTCGCGCGCTGATCCTCGCCGTCGCAAAGAAGGCGGGGTTGGCGTACTATGGCGCGGATGGAACGGAGATGGCACAGATTCCCGTGGATCCGCACGATCTTGCGCAGTGCAAAGCAATCGTCAATAGCGGGCTGCGTATGTTTTTATCTGACGCCCCGCCCGCCGGGTGGCGCTGGACGCGCGTAGTCGATCAACTCGTGATGTGGCCTACGCTCGCAGTCGATGCGACGCGCACTGTGGTTACATCGTCATACGACCCGCAAGCGAACCAGACTTTGTTGATCGCGAGCGACGATCAGTTCTATCCGACGATGGAGCACAAAGACATCGTTGTGACGGGGCAAGGTACGTTCCGCATGACGGAGTATGTGTCGCCGACGCAGATGTACGTCGAGGGGAATGTCTCGTTTGCTGCCGCGACGTACAGTATCGCATGCGACGGAAACTACACGTTGCCGTCCACGTTTGCGGGTACATACACAGGCGCGATTACATACGTCGCCAACACGAACCAAGCAATTCCCATTGAATGGGGGAACGAGGCCGCGATCCGCCAACTTCGCGAAGACGCCACGACGCTGATCGACACGCCGGTGTTGGCCGCAATTCGCGGGCAGAACCGAGGTAACGACCGGCAGCGCTACGAGTTGCTCGTGTATCCCATTCCCGGTGAAGTATTGACAGTCGAGTTTCCGTACGAACTGCACTTCGATGAGTTTGAGGGGTTGTCGGAGCGTTCCCCCGCGCCCGTGGTGCATGATAATACCATTCGCACCGCGTGTCTCGCGGTCGTCGAACGCGATCTTGACGATCGCATCGACGGCCCGTATATGACGCAGTATCGCCAAGCAGATTTGCTGAACTCGATTGCGATCGACAATCGCAGTGGCCCACGAAAACTTGGGTATTTCGGCAACCCAGTTGGGGAGCGCATCACCCCGGCAAACTTCCGGCAGTTTACGACACGACCAAACGTCACGTACAACACGTAGGAGTATCTCAGTCATGCTGTTTGATCCCGCAAATTTTCTGTCCCATCTCAAGCAGATCGTAACCGGCGGCGGACGAAGCGCGGCAGGCACGCCCGTTGCCAGCGCGGGATTCCTCAAGCGCGCAGAGGGTGTCGGCCTTGATTCACTGCTTGCAGGCACCACGGTACTGTCCCAGATTACGGACAATACCGGC